TGGATTGTAATTTAAGGAGAATCAGATGAGTTCAATTTCAGCAGGTAAGCTCAATTCAACTGCTCTAGTTCACGTTGGTGATAGAACTGGTGAACTTGTATTTAAAACGAATACGACAGAAACAGCATTAACCATTGATAGTGCTCAAAATGCTGTGTTTACTGGTGACGTTAGTGTTACCGGTAACTTAACGATCAACGGAACAACTACATCGTTTGGTGACGGAGATAAACTTGTTCTCGGTGATGGTGATGATTTTGAGATTTACCATGATGGTTCTAACAGCTATATTTCCGATGGTGGCACAGGTAACTTAGTAATTGATACAAATGGAAGCTTAATTAAACTTGCTTCTACACAAACAGATAAAACAATGGCCACTTTTAATAAAGATGGCTCAGTAGAACTTTATCATGATAACAGTCAAAAACTACAGACATCATCAAGTGGTGTAACTGTTACTGGTACTCTTGATGCTGATAACATTCCCGGAACATTGGGTTCTGAAGGCCAAGTTCTTACGGTTGATGCTGGTGGAACAACTGCATCCTGGACAGATGCTGGTGGCGGAGGAAGTGCAGACTTCGTAGCGAGTGGTGCTATTAGTAACGGTGACGTAGTTGTACTGAAAAGTGATGGCACAGTTGCTGTTATTACTTCGTCTGTAAGCGAAGTAAACCCAGTTACTGAAGGAACTCATGCAACTTGGAAAAATGACACCAATTGGAACTATATGGCTACAGCATTTGATCCTGATCAAAATACTGTCATGATTGTTTACACAGATACAGGTAATTCTAGTTATGGAACAGCAATAGCAGGCCAAGTTTCTGGAAGCACTATTTCTTTTGGTACACCTGTTGTATTTACATCAACGGCTATATCTCAAAAAGAAGTTGCTTATGATCCAGACGCACAGAAGTTTGTTACCGTCTTTAAGGTAGGAAGCACTGGTGGTGGTACTTGTCTACTTACTGTAACTAACGGCACAACAATTAGTGCGGGTGCTGTGAACACTATGAGTTCTTCTGGCGCAGCAGCAGCACCAAAATTAGCCTATGATACTTCTGCTCAAAAGTGGTTATTTGTTTATGCCGATGAGGGCAACAGTAGTTATGTTTATTATGAAGTTGGGACTGTAAGTGGTACCTCTATGAGTTTCGGAGCTAGTGCTCAAATATATGCTCAATATACTTTGACTATAGATGTTACTTATGATGTCAATTCTGGAAACATGGTTGTTGCGCTAAGTAGGCAAGCTGTATCAGGAGACTTTAAAGTATTTATTGGACCGATTAGTGGAACGAGTGTTACTTGGACACAGGCTCATTCTAGCAACAATTATTATGTTGGCATCACCGGTAGATATGATGCAACTGAGAATAAAATTCTGTATGCGTTCAGAGACTATTATGGTTCACCAGCTAACTATGGTAAGGCTATGGTTGGTACTGTGTCTGGAACAAGCATATCGTTTGGAACAATTTATACTTTTGATTCAGGTGGAACTGTAACTGTTCCAGGCCCAGATTCTATAGCGTACTCTCCAGATACAGGTTCGTATCTTATTCAGTATGTAATAAGCAATGTTGTTTATGTAATTAGAGCAAATCTTTCTGGTAGTACAATTACTTTCCAAACAAGAGTAGAGATTGGTCCTACTTGGTCCGGCACAGAAAATGGTGGCATCGTTTATGACACTAACGCCAATAAATTTGTAATGTCTATGGCAGATGCAGATAACTCAACCATTGGTATATCTTTTGTGATTAATGAAAACTCTGTCACTACAGACGTAGCAGATTACTTTGGTGTTGCTGCTGAAGACATTGATAGCGCAGGAACAGGTTCGATAAATATCATCGGTGGCATTAATGAAGGACAGACTGGATTGACAGTTAATAGTTCTTATTTTGTGGCAGATGACGGTAGCTTAACTACAACAAATAATGGACGTAAGATTGGTAGAGGTGTTGCTTCTACAAAACTACTTGTTGATACTGCACTTACACCAGCTGAAATGAACGCATACCTAGGAGGCTTGGTCTAATGAAGACTATTGTAGAAACATCAACTGGTTTATCGAAGTACGTCTTTGAAGATAGTGTATCAATTACTATGCGGAAGACTAAGATCAATACACCAAACTTTATTATTAGTGATCTAAACTCGACAAACGCAACAATGCATAAAGGTGTTACTCCTCCAGATGATTGGGTTGGCAATAAATACACGTTTGATGGAACATCTTGGGCAATCAATCCAAATTGGGATGAACCAGTAGAAGAGGGATCAGAATAATGCCTAACTTAACAGATTTAGTTGTTGCTAATACTGGTGATACAATTACTGGTGATGTTACAATTGGCGGTAACCTGCTTATTGATAGCGATAATACTGTAACTATTAACTCAGCAACAAATATCAGCGGTGCAACAAATATCACCGGTGAGTTAAAAGCAACAAGTTTGAATGAAAATGTTATAAATATGACGCCTGCTGGTACAGTAGATATTGATTGTGAAGTAGCAAATGTATGGCTTTTAAGCACTTCATCATCCACTACTTTCACGTTTAGCAATCCTCCTCCCAGTTTGACAGCTTTTGGTTTTAGTTTGAGAGTTAGAGCTCTAGGAACGATTGCCCTAACATGGCCATCATCTGTTGATTGGCCTGGTGGATCGGCCCCAGATGCGCCTGCTAATGGCGAAACTGATTGGTATGTGTTTCTCACAGTTAATGGTGGAACAGAGTGGTTTGGATTCCAAGCAGGAGATGCTCTTGCATGAGTACTAATCGCTTCTTACAGATGGCTGCCGCAGGAGCGGATACAGCAATACCTGAAGAAATCAACGCTTGTCAGTGTTGGTCGCCGTGCAACACGAACAATGTTGTTATTGCAGGTAATATCTTAGCCATTCCTGGAAGTCAGTACTTTGTTGTACAAACCGTAGCAACATGCTGTCATTATTTAGACTATTGGTGCATGGACACAAGTGGTAATGTTTGTTTTAAAAACAGAGCTAATGCAAGTGGGCAAATTCCAACTTACGAAAAATGTTGGTCACCAGGTGGATTAGCTTGGGATCCTATAAGGAATGGAGTTGTTGAAACTATTTGGGATACCAACTGTAGACCTTATGCAAACTTTCATTGCAGATGCCAAAGTTGTACTTGCTTACACTTTTCATCTGGTTCTCAGATTGGGCCAACAGACGCTAATTCACAAAGTTTAGCAGGTGCAAACAGTACTTTTTATGATCCTTGTATTGATAGATTCGTTACGTTTTATTATAGCAGTGGATACATACGACAGCTAACATACCAACATTTCGGGGGTGGCAATTTTTCTTGTAATAGTAACTCTTGTTATACTCAGTATGGTGTTGCACCTGACTATCATGGAGCACACTATGATAGCACATCAAACTCATTTTATAATACTTGGATGTGTAATAGTTGTAAAAACTGTCAAAAGCTTACGTTTACTTGTATCTGTAATGATGACGGTTGTGGTTTTTCCTGTACTGCGGGATTACGTTTAAACACTGATGGTAGACCTTTTGCAGGTGGGCATGATCCAATAAGAGGTGTCAATCTTTTTGCTTCTTCTGATTGGACTCTAGACGAAAATTCTAATAATTGCTACGGTGCTTTGAGATTACACGTTTATGAGTCATATTGTGGTTGTGGCTACAACCATGTGAATGTTTGTAATTACGAAGACTGCGCAGCTGCACTATTGGGTCAAAATAATGGGTCAGCCGTTGTGCGTGGATTTATGGATAGTTACTCAAATAATATGATATTAGGGTATGAGTACTATAACGGATCATACCTCCAGTCTCGTGTGGCGCAGGTTGTTTATGGATCAGGTGGGTATCAAGAAACAATTTGCTTATTCCACAATCAATCAAATACCAGAGCATGGAGAGGGACTCAAGCGGGTGCACATGTTACCTGCGCAGGTTGGTCCGTTATTGGCTTTGGGTGTAATAATTCAAGCGGATACTTCTTAAGAACATTTAAGCCAAGAGTAGTAAGCTAGGGGAAATATAAAAATGTATGTAAAAATTGTAGAAAATGCAGTAGACACCTTTCCTTACAATATCGGTGCTCTAAAACTGGATAATCCGGAAGTATCTTTTCCGAAAAATGTGGATAGTGAAATCTTATCTGCTTATGGTGTGTATGAAGTTGCTGAACAAGATATGCCAAATTATGATGAAAAAACTGAAAATGTATCTATTAATGAAGCTCCAACTTTAGTTGATGGCTCTTGGGTTCTTGGTTGGACAACTACAGATAAAACACCAGAAGAAATTGCTGAAGCTGAAGATAGAAAATCACAGCAAAACAGAACTATAAGAGATAGCCTTTTAGCAGAAACAGATTGGACAGCTAACTCAGATGTTACTATGTCTACTGAAATGGCAACGTATCGTCAAGCACTCAGAGACATCACTGATCATGCCAACTGGCCTTATCTCGAAGATGCTGACTGGCCAACTAAACCAGTATAAATAAAGAATAAAGAGGATAAACAATGGTTGTAGTCATATCAGGTACAAACGGTATTGTAGCCCCAGGCCTTACGTCTGAGGATTCTACCGGTACAACTACCCTTACAACACAGACGCTTGTCCTCGGTGGGACAACAGTCACTGCCACTGGTGCTGAGCTTAACTTTGTAGACGGTGTAACGAGTAACCTTCAAACACAGCTAGATGCTAAAGGTACTGTATCAAGCTTAAGCGATCTGAGCATTACGGCTGATGCAACAGAACTGAATACGCTTGATGGTATCACTGCTTCAACTGCTGAGTTGAATACATTAACTGGTATCACTGCAACAGCAGCTGAGTTAAACTACAACGACATAACGGCGCTTGGCACCGTAGAGGCGTCCAAGACTGTGACTGCGGATGCGAATGGCGATGTTACTTGGCCTGATGGTGAGAAAGCAGTGTTTGGCACTGGTGGCGACTTAGAGATTTATCACGATGGGTCACATACTTACATAAAAGAAGCTGGTGACGCTACTGGTTCATTGCGTATTCGTGGTGAAAACTTAGTATTAGAAAATAACTCGGGAAGTGACTATTTAAACGCAGTTACAAACGCGCAGGTGGAGTTATTTTACAATGGTTTTAAAAAGATTGAAACAACCTCAGTAGGCGCAGACGTAACAGGTGAATTTATCGCAACTAGTTACAATGAAACATATTCAGCTCTTACTGCCGCCGCAACGGTTGACGTAGACTGTGAAACTGGTAACTTCTTCTCTTTGACCACAGATCAAAATACTA